GACCTCGCCGAATGTAGAGTAGACTGGGCCGACAACCTGTGAAATGGAATCCTTATACTTAAGAGCACCTGTCTTAACGGCGGACGCTCCGGTACCGGTCTGGATACCTCTTGGCATACCGAAAGGTGTACCGATAAGTGCAGCTCCGCACTTAGAATTAGCCGCAACTTCAATCATCTTGGTTACGAGTGTAGACACCTCGTACTCCATAACGAACGTATCTGCATTATCCTCTAGGAAGCTCTTAGGTACATACTGGTCGTCTGCGATACCCTGAACAAGAGCGTCCCAATCATATAAGATAGGATCGGTGAGCTCGCCAACTGTCTTGTAGAATCGGCTGTACATCATCTGCTGGTTGTACAAACGAATCAGAGCATCGGGGTCATTAGTCTGGTACTTATCTGCAATCTTCCCGATGTAGACGTAGAACGGGCTGTCGGTTGGGAAACGCTCTGCAACGATCGCCTTTACGTCAGCTGCTGTAATAGGACTACCGTCAGGCAGTGAGGTAGCATAGTCAGTACCGAATACGAGTGAAACTACCTGCATACCTGTTGGATAGGCAGACGGGTCGATATTATCACCGGAACCTGATACGAGGAATCTCGGTGTGTCAAGATTACTGAAGGTAGCTTCGGTAATTAGGGGACGATTGTCAGTAGCCGCATCGGAGTCGAAAGCTACAGAAACAAGCTCAAGCAGCTGGTCGGTAGGAACGATTTCATTCGGATAACTGCTGTATCCGTTATTATCGAATACCTCGACCGTACCTATCTTCAAGCCGTCACCGTTTAAGCCGCACTTGATACGAACCTTAAGGTTGTTGCCAAATGTACCAGCATACTTAGCCTGAAGACGAATTAACTGGGTTGTTGCAGGAACATTAGCAGCAACGCCTTCAGCGGTGAGTACAGTTGTATTGCTAGCAGGTGCATCAGTCCAGGCAGAACCAAGACGTACTGTGAACAGTCCAAAAGTGCTATCAGCTGCTGTGCTAGCATAGATGTTGGAAACAGTGTTGTCGTAGGTGGCTTTGAGATTGAGTAGTGCAGGAACCTGCTCAATTTCGATGTATGTGAAATCAGGTGCAAGAACACTGTCTACTGTGATACTACCTTGTACTGTGGATGCAGGGCTATACTCGGATGTTTCTGTAACCGTGATGTTGCGTCTTTCAAGTACAAGACCGTCTGCAGTGTATACAGTAACCTGAACTGTACCAGAAACAGTAACCTTCTTACCTCTCTCCGTCTTACCGCTAACAGTAACGGTTGTGTCTGTTGCCTTAACCTGTGTGGTAAGTACCTCAGGCTTGCCGATTGCGACGATAAGTGGCTTGTCAGCTGAAATTGCTGTTGAAGTCTTTGCTTTAATCTTAAAGCTGTTCGGATGTGCGGTAGTATTTTTGCGAATTTTACCGGTAACCGAGTCTAGAACTGCTGAGTATACCACATAACGGATTGTCTGTTCAGGGTCTGTCGGTTCCCAGTCCCATGCGATTTTACCGTTTACCAGATCGTCCTGGGGAATGTAAAATCTGTAAGGAACATTTTCGTAGCTTATCTCGCTCGGAGTCTTAGTCATTTCAGGAGCGAGTACAAGATTGTCTGTAGCCGGCGCGGGTTCTGTTCCTCCGACAGGAACGACGTACAGACTGTTGTGACTCTTCTCACCTAATCCATCGACTCTCTTAACGAGAATATCGTAACCGGCTGCGAGAAGTTTCAGAGCGTAGTCAAAAGACTTCTCACGAGAACCAAGATAATTGTTGGCGCCCCTGAATGTCTGCATGAAATCAGTGGTGCCTCTGAAACCGGAGCTGAAGTGAACCCAGTCCGGGTTTGAGTCCTCGTCACCCTCTACGAAGGTAGGACCCCAGATTGCGGCAATCGGAAAAGCAACCGTGGCGTAAGCATTGTTTCTCGTCTGGAAGCTGTAGGTTTCCGAGTGCTCATAGATGTTAATTCTTGGCATCTTCAATCTCCTCCTTTACTGTATTATACAGGTTAGAATCTATTTTCCAATCCAGATAACGTAGATTTTTCTTCCTGATGTCGATGATGTTAGCACCTAGCACACGAATCGGAATTATCTGTTGGTATAGAATACCTGTTTCAGAGAATCGGTCAGTCCCAGAACTGTTCTGGAAGTCACCGTTTATCATAATCTGCCCGTGAATCTTCCGAGCAGAGCCATATGGTAATTTTATCTCGAGTCGGGGTTTCATCAGAAACAGGAACGTAACCTCACTCGTTAGCTCATCGATGTCATCTTGCGTCGTTGCCAACAGAGTTACGGTATAATCAGCTTGGATTGGGATTGCGCCCTCCTTGATTTTTTTATGGTCCTGAATCCTGTCGATTCTTCCCTTACGAGCTATCGGCCATGATTGAAGTTGCTTCTCCGGTGTAACATTCGTTCTGAACAGTACCACTGCAGGCAACTGTAACCTGGTCTCTTTGTGCATTGCTGCTACGTTCCAGTAGTCTTTTACCGGTACGATACCGATGTTGTCGCCAAAATTGGCTTTCAAGTAGTCATACAGCGCAGTATCATATAAACGTATCATCTGTCTCACCTACTCCCGTAGCTGAGGCGGTCGTGCTAGACTCCTGAGTAGATGAGCCGACAACCCCTTCATCAAATTCAGGTTCACCCGTGTTCACATTGATGTCGGTGCGAGCTTTACCCTCAGCAGCTTCCGCTCCGAGGTCTCCGTCGATAAGCGTGTCTTCTTCAATCTTGTAGAGTAATCCTTCCGGGATGTTGAAAAGAGCACCACAACAAGGACACTGACAAGCATAGGGCAGGTTCTCACCTTCAATCTGAACAAGAGTCTTCGGAGTTGACTCTGGCAGCGCTAATCCCGAATCCTTAATATTATTTGGTAGTTCCAGTTTAAGCATAATCTCACCTACTTTACGAACCGCTTTGGTCTTTCAAGAACCGCCTCGGTTCAGAGTTCTTACGATTTAGGTCTCTTTCTGTCTCCTCTGTTAGCGGACGAGAGTTACCTACGAGCGGAACAATCTGGCATATAATATGGTCAGGACACACCAATCCGGTTGACAACTCTGTAACCTGAAACAGTCGAGACTCGATTGCGGTTATCTGACCGTCAATTTCGAAAAGACAACCTCTCTGTATATGAGGTACGTCGAAAGGTACGTGAATAAGAAAGGGCAGGTTGTCACTTTTCTCGACAACCCACCCTAAATTCCTATACGTCTTCAGTTTGGGCTCTCCTTCGAATATACCGTACACCGGCATGCGTTCGGAGTACCCGTCAGGAGCAGGTTGATTAAAGTAATCGATTTTATTATTCAGCGGGTATCTGTATTGGAACAGAACACCCACCTGTGCAACCGTGAATTTGAACTGTTGCCTTAGGTAATCGATTTCTTCAGGGACGATTAGACTCATAGCTGCTCCTCCCTTGCTGGTATTACTCTGCTGCCGGCTCGCCGCCCTCAGCAGACTCTTCGTCAGCGAGAGTCTCGGTGTTGAGGTCAACATCGACAGTGTACTCGTCACCATTCTCAGGAACGCAGTTGAGAACCACGCCTGTGTCAGAAGGAGTGATTGTAACGCCGATTGACGGGTCAGATGAGAGCTCTGCGAGGATTGCCTGAGTGATAACTTCCACGTCCTCGAGGCTGTAATAAACAGTACCCTCGAATTCCTTGGAAGAATTCAGGTTCTCCTTCTTCTTGGAGCTGTCGAGCTTGAGAAGCTTTCTCTTAGCATCCTTTGCCATAGTGGTTTACCTCCTATTAGAATATTACAATACAGTCTGTGGTGTATTGTTCTGTACCAGATAAGACCTGACTTCCCTCAGTTCTTCAAGTCCTTCGGACAATAGAGCTTCGCCGTCGAGTTGTGCAGGGCTATTTGGTAACTTGACTTTACGACGCTTGCTGCCTACATGAATTTTCATATACGCTACGGCGAGTTTGCGTAGTTGACTCTGCGCGAACTTTGTCTTTAGCTCTGACGGGTCATCATATTCAGGAATGTAGGTAATGGTGACGTACGTCGGTTTAGGAACGTTCGCTGAAACATACAGGCATTGATTTTGCTGGTCGTATAGATATTGTAAGTCCTCCGATACCGTGTTCTTAACTGTCTGGCATAGCATCAGTTGGACGTATCTGTCGAAATAGGCGTGATAAGCACCGGAGTTAGGAACAGCCGCCATTCCTGCAAGTGACGTAAATACATTTCCGACACTGGAGTTGTCTACGTTCAAGCCTGCAGGAACATTGGCTCTTCTAACTGAAATAAAGCTCTGAACCTTTAGGTCCTTAACCGAAATCCGTTCCTTATAAGGCACGGTCAAATCAGCGTATTCATGAAGCTTCTCTTTCAGCTCGCGAAAAGCCTTCATGAGAAGCTTCATGTCGTCTCCTGGTTTTAGTTCGCCTTCGGTCCAGGGAACCTCAAGGTGCATATCATCCAGATATTCTTGAATTGTGGGGTTCAGCATTTAACCTCCCCTCCTTATCTGGAATTAGCCCTCGCCGCCGTCTCCGCCGGAAGCCGCCTCAGAAGTAACCTCGAAGCCGAACTTTTCAAGAGCCTTGCCAGCCTGAACGTAGAAGGAAGCTTCTGCGTAGGTGTCAACCTCGAAGGAGTTGGAAGCACCGTCAAGGTCAGCAGTCATCTTGAATGTCTGCCATGCTCTGTAAATCGGAATCTGAGGAATGAGGTAAGCCTGAAGGATGTTCATGAGGTCCATCGCTGTGGACTCGGGCCATCTCTTCTGAGAAGAAGTCAGCAAGCTTAGGTTAGCATTGCCGGTGAGCACACCAGAAGCGTTCTGAGTGAACAGATTCTCCTTGAGGTACTCAGGAGCAGTT